AACGCGGCCAAAGTTGCCTCGGTCGCACCGCCTCCCACTCCTGCGGAAATAGTCTGTAACTCTGCATATACTTGTCTGTCATGAACAAGTAAATCAAGCACACCGCCAAAATCTTGGAGTCTGCAATATGTTGAACCTGTTACCGTTCCATCTGTACTAGCAATAAATAAATTGTTGATATTTAAAGTGGCGTTATCAATAGTGAGCTCGGTATCTGTTCTTAAACCTGATTGCCCATCTCCTCGATCAACCGTAATTAAATCTTCGAATGATGTTTTAAACGCGTCTAATGTTGCTTCGGTCGCTAGACCTGTTAGTCCTGTGTCAAGCTTGACCAGAACCGCCTTAGTGTTTACTGTGTCCCTCTCGCCCATCGGTCATGTCCTCCTTAAATGGATTTTCAAAATCCTCAACCTTTTTTGATTTGGTTAGGATTCCTTCCTTTTCACTACACAACCGATCAACAGCAATTTTGAATTGTTTGAGCTTCTCCTCTTGGCCTCGTCTCAAAAATCCGTTATTCTTTATTTTAACATCTTCTATCGTTTTTATTTTCTTTTTTACTAGACCAATTCTTCGTTCCAATTCCTCAACCTGTAACGCTGGATCAACCTTGCTCAAGTCTTTCATCTCGGCAACTTCTTTGTGCATGTTTAAATAGTTTTCTTCGTCTTCCTTTTTCCTCAGTGACTTACTTGCCAGTATCCTTTTGGATGCTTCAACGTTTGCACTCATCACCATTTTTCTTTTGTTCGCCCTGTTTAATGGCATCTTAGAATTGAGGTCAATGTTAGACCTGCTATAAAATTGTTCTTCCATGTTAATACCCTCCAATCAATATTTTCTATATTTACCTAGAATAACTGATTTCATTCCAGGATTTCTTTTAATCTCTGAATCACATTTGTCTCGCAGAGTTCTCTCGGTTGCATAACTATGATCCCTCACAACCATATCTTTTTTAGATTGATACTTTTCTTTGTTATAACCAGGAGAACTCTTGCGATCTCCACCATCTACAATCTCAACCATTACTTCTTCTCTTTCTTTTCCTTTTCCTTTGCAAGCTTTACGGAAGCTTTTTTATTATCAGACTCCACCTTCTTCTGTTCTGATTTAGGTTTCTTCTGAGCAATAATTTTTTCAGTAGCTTCTTTATGCAAAACCCCTAGTTCTTCTCTTTCTTTAGCTAATTGTTCACTTACCATATTTGTTCTCCTTTCTAAAAGAAAGCGGGCACGTGCCCGCTCTCATTATGTAGTTCCAGTACTTCCAATCGCTCCCTGCCAGTCTGTGTGACCAGTTGAGAAACGAGCTCTTGCTTTACACAAGAAGTTTCCTGAAAGAACATCTCGGTCATTTACGAACTGAGGACGCACTCTCCAAAATAACTTTCCTTTTTTATCAGAAATTGAAGATATCAAGAACCATGCAGTAGTAGAAGTTAGATAAGGATCGACAACAATCTTCTTGATTCGATTCTTATACACGTTCACTGCATTAGTTGAATCTTCAGGAGTATATTCTGATTTAGCAAGTTCTTCAGCAGTCTGCCTTAGTTCAGGCGGAACAACTAAGCAATCATAATCTACTGGTACGTAGATATTAGCTTCGTTGACAATACGGTCAGCTAGTTCATAAGCACCCTTCAAAGCTTCTGCGTCAAGTGCATCGGTTAAGGCGTTGTCACCTGTAGACGCTGAGTTGATAAGGTCATGAGCTGAACTGAACAATTGGTCGCCGTCGGCACCAGTGGAACCGCCAACAAACCCAAGATTAAGAATATCGGCCGCGATATCCTCAACAACTGCATATCCACCACGAGCCATTTCTCGTGCGTTACGCATAATGTTTTTCCATTGGTTATCTTCCATCAATTCTTCTGAAACATCAAAAGCATCAGCATAGGTGATATGAGTATATGGTACTTCAACACCTTGAGCATAGTCACCAAATGTGTACTCATTTGCCTCAGTTTTTGGAGTCCAGATTGGACGACCTCCAACAGAGTTTTCAGTTTCAGTTTGTTTTTGAGAATTCTCTACAACAAGAAACTGACTATACATTTCTGGATACATTTTAAATTCATCAAAAAATACTTTCCTGATTTCAGGAAATGATTTCATCAGAGTAGGATACGACGCTCTGACGTTCGCCGCTGTAGGATCATAAGTAAAAGTCATTTTAATTCCCTTCCTTTCGGTTTACTAAATTATTTTCTTTTCCGAGCTAAAGGCAGGTTTTGATATTCCTGTTGGCAGAGTTCGTTGATATACTTTGCGGTATAAGGTTTCCCAGTCATTGGAGAAACTTTCTCCTTTTTTAACTGGTTTACATAGTTTCTAAACATACTCATATTTGCATACTTGTATTGTTTAGGGAAACCATTTCCCGAAGACGCTTGGCCTTGTGAGCTTTTCCCTTTTGTCTTAACAGGTTTAAAACGTGCATTAACTTTTTTAAGGTTCTCAATAGTCTTCTTGTCTTTCCTTACCTGACCTTCTTCAGTCAAGTAAAACTTATATAGTTTCTCTAGGGTTTCATCCCCAGCTAAATAAGCTAAGTGGAAATGAGGCCTTTCGCCCACCCACTTTTCAAAACTATCAAGATCCTCGCCTTTATGAGCTTCCCTAAAATGCTTCTCTTGAAGCTTGGCCTGCTCATGGACTTTCGCCCTAATGACATCGTAGTCCTGCTGAATCTCCTCTCTCCGATCTTCCCATCTAAGTAATCGATGTCGGTACCGTTCCATGGCCTCCTCATCGTACTCATCTTTAGGTTTCTCGGGAGCGGCTATTTCATACCTCTTAGTTAGAAGTTCTAACTCTTTGGTATAAGACTTCAAGGTTTTCTGAGTGTCTGACATGCTAGTCATATACTCAGAGTCACTTACAACCTGAACATCTTCTCCCTCGTCTTCAGTATCATTATCAGAATCATCTTCTTCAGACTCATCATCCAATTCCTCATCAGACTCGAACTCCGCGACTTGGTAGTCCTCTAACTCATTATCCAAGTCTTGGTCGCCTTCATCTTTCGATTCAAGCTTTGTAGTCTTTTCTTCCTTTGGTTTGTCTTCGAGTCCAAACTCTGGGACTTCACCTCCGAAGGTCATACTACGCTGACCTGTGGTTTGTGTTCCATCAATAACCTGAACTTCTCCCATAATTCAATCACTCCTTTTCTTCAATTTCACTACGACTCAATTGATCAATTAAATATTTATATCCTCTAGCTTCACCCTTTAACAACAGATTCTGTCTGTCATCATCAATTTCCACTATACGATTAACAATATCATTATATCGCAATATTAAATATTCATTGACTTTTTTAAGTAATGGATTATTGCGGTGTTCCGAGATTAGCTCCCGCATTTGGTTGAGCTTGCTCACCCATCATCCCTCCCATAGAAGCGGCCATCGCTTCATCAATCATAGCTTGGTTTTCTTTGATAGCTTGTAATGCACTTTGGTTTCCTTGTTGTTCAAGATCACCCATTGTTTTTTGAACCACTTGGCTCATAGCCTGATCTTTCATAGTTAGCTGTTCAATCTGTGCCATCGCTTCTTTTAACATAGCAATGGGATTAAACTTAGGAAATAGATTATCTAAATCAGTAATGTCCAATGAAGTGGCCACCTCATCCAGCATAAACTTCCAGTTTACTTGGTCAATCATCATCTGACCAAAAGTTGGATTAACAGCGGCAAATTGTTGAAGCACTTGAAGGAATCTCAAAAACTTTCCAATCTTCTGTTCGCTCTCAACAAGTCTTTGAGTGGATTCAAAATGAAAGTCAACATTCATTAGGTTTTCTTTTATGTTTATCATGACTTCTTCGCCTGTCTCATCATCTGTATAAACCAGATCTTCAGGATCAAGCATATAATATAAATCCTTTTCAGGATCAAGATAGTCTTGGTAATTCTTATAGCATACCTCTGCAAACCGTCTGAAGTTCTGTTCTTCAAAATGTTCCAGGTAAGTATTTATTCTAGCGTTTGATTCTTTAATAGCGATATCAATCCCCGTTGCTGTCTTATCAACTTCACTTCCTGAAGGCATACCAGCAAGTAAAGCTGTCGCACCCGTACCAGATTGGATGGCCTCGTTTATCTGTGGCATTATTACAAGCCTACTATCGGCTGACCTCTTGCCCAGGATTTCATTTATTCCCAATACTGGCTTGGCTCCTGCCTGCATAAGAGAGGACAGTCCCTCAACGTTCTTGTATTCCCCTGGCCTTAGTTCAGTAAAGCTTGGTATCTTCTCAGGATCTTTAAACCCTCCACCCTTTACCTCGAAAGCATTGGAATCAAACCACTGATTAAAGGCGGCGTTCTTTGCAATATAGGACGGGTACATTTGATCGCCCATGCCCATTCCATAAAAACTGTCTGGTATATCAATATGACAACCTTTAATAAATGGATATTCATCTTTGTGATATTCTCTCAATCCAACAAGAGTTTCATCTTTCATGTAAAACCCTTCATAAACTTTTCTATCTTCACCATATCTAAAATAGACCATATACAAATCAAAGGCAGTGATCTCGTCTCTTTCTCTAAGAGATTCGTCTGGATCACCCAATCTCTCTTTGGCTTCATCCAAGTCCTGATCTTCATCAACATATTCACTGTAATGTTCTTTAATGTAGTCAGCCATTCCCTCTGCAATGATCTCATCCTTTTCCATCTCAAGTAGTTGGCTGTAGGAAAATGTCATTAAAACAAAAACAGCTTCTTGATCCTGAACACATTGAATGAATGGATTAACATAAACCTTTTTAATATCTACATGCTCATAGTCAGTGAACTTCTTTTCAATAATCAGCTCGGCTTCGTATGGTTCAGTTTTTTGAATAGTCCCATCAATAGTCATTGGCTTACCTGTCTTTTCATCAAGAACATAGTCAATGGTTTTGGTTTGTTTATACTCAGCAATCTTCCAGGGAGTGTATGCAACCCACGTCCCTATAACTAACTTATCTCTTTCAATCTTGGAGTTTTCTTCTCGGAAATCGCAAATACAATCCCAATTATATTCAACTAATTTCTTGGCTATTATTGCATCCTCTTTGTCTGATAGTTTAGTTGGTACAGAATTAAACTTGTCAGCTCCTGAAAATAAAGCATTTAACTCCCTTGTTCTAATGACCTCTACCTTCTCATGAAAGTCGGGAAGCATGATATTTGAGTAACCTTTATACTCATAATCTTTACGTTCAGACTGAGCTTTTGGCCTCATCTCATAACATCGTTCATACTCATTCCATTTTTGAGTAAGTGTATTGAAATCATAGAATGGATTAATCAGACTCCTCATATCAATATATGACTCGATTACATCTGATAACCAACCCTCCATCTCAACCTTGTTTTCAAAACTGTTGAGGATTTGTTTAGATTCCATCTCAGGCATTTTTTGAAAAGTCTCTTTTAATGTCTACGCCAGGATTGGCTTCTCTTTTAACACCGACCATTTCAGTCTTACCAGTGTTAGTTCCAGTGTTGGTGCCGATGATTCTCACCGCTCCCATTCCACCACTTTTACCCATGGTTTTATTTCTGTTTATTCTACTTCTTGGTTCTGCCATTTCAGACCTCCGTTTTTAAGCTACAACCGAATCACCATACTCATTTCGCTCAATAGGTTGTCCATGTCTATTATACTCTATACCAAGCTTATCTTCGTATTTCTCATAGTCCTCGTCAAATATTTGTTTGCGTTGAAAGTCCTCTTTAGTGATTGGTTTCTCCCTGGCCTTGCTGAAATGAATACTATTTAAAACATACTGAACTGCATTGCAGGTGTGATCGTTTTCTTTTTTAGGTTTCGGATTCCCATCAAAAGACTTCTTTTCATCCCATACATAACTATGGTGTTCAAAGATATGATGTCTGCATGAATGATAAAAGAATAGCTGATTTTGTTTAAACCTGTCTCTTATCCTATTGATTGAATTGTACACGTCCTTTTGGCTATCAATAACAAATAGTCCTTCCCTCTCAAACTCCCTCTTAACTTGAGATGCACTATCTATAATTACATTTGATATGATCTTCTCTCTAGGGATACCCCAGTAATTAATCTTGTCATTGATCTTCATAACAATGTCACTGACTATCCAGTCGTAAACATACAGCTCATCAAAGACGTGAACTACATCGCTAGTATCAACATAAACAAAACTGACTGCACTCGACCGCCCAGTATCAATACCAATATAGTATTTATACTTACTGCCATTCTCTCTGACATCAGGAACCTTCCTGATAATGTGATGATCTTGAAACTCTTTGTAGATAATACCTGCATAGGTTTCAAAGCTCGCCTCAAACTCTTGTCTAAATGATTCGGGATTAGTCTCTCGTCTGGCCTTCTCTATTTCTGCTGGATCAATATAGGGATTGTCTATTGTCTTGAATCTAAATGATTTAAAGTCCTCATCCGTCTCAACTGGTGATCCCCACATATCTCTATAGGTTTCATCATGGAATAATTTATCTTTAACAAACAACTCATAGAAATGATTCTTACCTTTGGGAGTTCCCATAAAGATCGCCCATCCCTTGGAGTCTAATAACATCGGCCTGATTACTTTATCCCATACTGAATACTTAATGTCCGCAAACTCATCAAAGACAACTCCCTCAATACCAGCACCACGGAGAGAGTCTTCATTGTCCGCACCCATTAGTCTTATCACTGAACCGTTGAATAGTTCTACTTTTAAATCCTGTTCGTTTGTATAAGTGGTTAGTCCTTCGGCATAATACTTAACATAATCCCAGGATATTAACTTAGCCTGTCTATAGGTGGGAGCGATATACCAATAGTCCCCTGGCTTCTTAATAGCTTTCTTGATTACTTCATTGATTGCGAATATTGTTTTTCCAAAACGACGACCACAGACAATTACTTTATATCTATGGCCATCGTTATGTAGTACGACTTGCTTTTCGTGAGGTTTATAAGGAATCTCAATTAGTTTGTGCTGGTTCATTTGACTCAGCTTCATGAACTATTTCCCAATCCTCAGCCAGTAAATCTGTCTGGCTCGCTATCCAGGGGACTAATTTTCCTTCTGCAGTTTTCATGTAAATATACGGAGAAGTCATTTTAGAATGTTCATCAGGAAGTTGTATTGCTATATACATTCCTTCTCCATTCCATCCTACCCTAGTCATCTTATAATTTTCCTTTAATTTTCCTAATGCAAACTCAAAGCTATATTGTTCACTCATTATCAATCACCTCCCCTCAATCCATCCATTTGACCATTATTAATTTGGATTCTTTTTCAACATCGTCCGCACGCCCTTTTAATATTCCCTGTACTTTAAAGAATAGATCGGCATATTTGTGACGCATGTATAAATCTGGGACGTTTGCGACTATAGGGTTTTTCTTAGTGCCATAGACAATAGTCTTTTCAGCATCGAGCCCGTCCTCTATAACCTTGCGAGCTTTCTCCTCAACCTCTGGTGAGAAATACTTTTGAAGTGCTTCTTGGAATCCCTGTTGTTTCTCGACTGCCAGCGGATGTCTAGCCTGGTGTTCAGAATACCCAGCCTTTAACATTAATTCCTGCTTAGTGTTTGCCTCGCCTTGGTTTTCAGTAAGAAGTTTAGCATACCTGTACTGTTTTAATGTTGTCATTTAATCACCTGTATTATTATTACTGCTATTAATCCTAGAGTAATACCTAGTGAATAGCCAATTGATAATAGCAAAGCAACACTTACTTTTTCGAATACCTTCTTTTGATCTTGGAGTAGCTTTCTTAGATTGTCCCCGACGTTTAACTGGGTTTCATACCTAGTTCTTAAATCGAAGTAGTCTTTCCTCGTAATTTTTTCTTCCACTTTTCATCACTCCTCAATCAATCTCTTTTAAATACAATTCAACATGTTTTGGTTCATCCGATCTGAAGATATCCTCAATGTTCTCCTCACTATTCTCATACAAACTATAACTTATTTTACTAATATTCCCTTCAAAAATCTTAAAGGAAAGTTTGTTTAACCCTCTCCTCATTAGATTTATTACTATATTACATACTTCAATATAACATAAGTCCTTTACATTAGTGTCCATTTCTTCAGGACAGTTATTAAGTATCCATTCAACAAGACGATCAATCTGCTTTACTGCGGTGATTGATTCTTGTTTATTGAACCTCACCGTTTTCGTCTACTCGGTATATACAACTGTCCTCGATCAGACAGTGTATCGCCCTGAACTTTTAACGGCATCGCCCTTGAAGTGCTTTTATAAGTCTTATGTTTAACAGGTTTTATGGTTTGAATCTTTTTTCTACTTATTGCGGTCATTTGTAAGCTCTCCTTAAATAGTTATTTCTTCTTCGAGTTGTTTACCTTCTTCCCGTCTTCTCTGGATATCAGATTCCATTTCATCATAATTATTAATCCATATACGAACCATTTTAAATCCGTTCACCACAGCAACTGGAGTCAATACATCTTCCATAGAATATTTTCGGGGAGTTTTCTGCCCGTTTCTGTTTGAACCGAGCAGTAAACCCACCTTGTTTTTTGGAGCCCAGCAGTTTATATTGATCAATCCAATATCCTTTACTTGCCCTGCTTTCACAGTAAAGTCATCGCTTCCATTCAAAACACTTGCCACCATTAATTTAAATAAATCAATTACTGCGTTTGCCGTTCCGTGTCTAATTTCTAACATATCTTTATTTTACCTTAATTATAAGAAAATAGTAATCTTGCGTTGACAATTATATAAGGAATGTAAACATCATTAAGAGAAACAATAAACTCAAAGTATCTTGCATCAGGCATAATCAGTCACCAATACATCATCACTCTTACAATAAGGACAACTATTAGCATCACCAAAATTAAAATGACGGGAAAACTCTCCATTACACTGATTACATTTTAACTGATAAAACTTTTTACCTGATAATTCTAGGTATTCGCGTTCTCTACTTGTTAGATTGTTCTTTTTGTTTTGCAACCTGGGGATTAATCATCTTGTTCGCATTGATGTCCTTTGGTGATTGTCTCAACGGAACCACACTCACAAGTTCAACACCTTTCAGCTTAGCTTCTAATATTGCACTAGAAGGAGGAAATGCCATCTTCTTACAGTACCGAGCTATACCCTCAATATCATACTCATCACTTGCCACTAATGTAACTGTTACATTATAAACACCTGCAAGATTAGGAGTATCAGGTTTTTTCAAATCGTTAGTTGGTTTGTCTGCTTGAAGCTTATCTTTGACCGCTTCGTTCAATTCTTTTTCACTCATGACTTATTTTACCAGCCCTTCTATTGGTTTGTATATAGCTGTAAATATCATAAATTAATTGGTTATTCTCACTCCATAATTCTGTTTTATTTTCTATTATCTGAAAATCTATATTAAGCTTTTTAGCTTGTTCTATAACCTTGTCTAAATTAGTAGGCCTTGAATGGAAAATAAACGAAGTGGAATAATAAAAAAGGAGGGAAGGTTGAAAACAATCAATAAAAAAAGGTATTTACATATAAGAATAGAAAAAGATTTAGTTGATAAGTTTAACAAATTAACTAACAAACTTGGATATAATAAGTCTAAATTGATAAGAATATTTATAGAAAATTTTCTTAAACAAAAAGAAGGTGAAAATTAATAATATGAGAGAGGAAAAACTGCATATATAAACAAGTTGGGCGAAATGCCCGTTTTGAAGAAAGGATTATTATGAGCGGTGCGAAGAAAGAAATTGATGAATTTGTTGCTTCGTTCGATGAGACCAGTAGGCAAAAGTGGAATGATGAAAAAAAATGGTGGGAGCCCGTAGTCTATTTTGACGATAGCGAATATTACGAAGGGCAAAATGTTTCGTGGTTATGCGATAATCTTGGTGATGCTCAAGACGCAATGGAAGCTATAAAGCGATAATATAGGCTGGAACAGATTACGAAGTATGGGTAAGAAATAACAATGAAAAAAATAATAGAAATAAAAGAAAGCTTAAAATTTCCTAAAATCTTAATTATAGAAGATGACAGGATGATGTTAGAATTCTACGAAATATACCTTAAAGATTATGATTTCAGGAATTATCAGATATGCAAAACCCACGATGAGGCCAACTTATTAGACCTAGAACAATTCGATGTAGTATTTATAGACTTTGATACTAGATCAAGATTGGAAGGAGCCACTTTTGTTTTAAAAAATGCCAATAGATTTAAAAGTGAATGTATAATATTCCCTTCTAGTTCAGATGATAATTTGAATGAATTAATAATAAAAACTGGAGTTAAACAAGTAATGGTCAATGGATATTCCAAAGTAGATCTTGTAAGCAGATTAGATATAATAGATCAATTAA